TGGTTGTAATGGGAAATATTATATCAATCAATAATTGAAGAAGATGAATTTTTTAAAAATTGGAGATATAAAGACAGGAAGTATATCTAATCAAAAGTAGGCTTTTACTAGCCTGCTTTTTTATTTGAATAAATAATGATATAACCCTTGCAATTCCCTGTGTTTAGAGTGATATATGTAAGTAACCTAAATACAGGAGGGATTAAAATGGATAGAAAGGAAATGGTAAAAATCTTAGGTGAGCACTTTGGGGTTAAGCCTAAGTATCTAGGAGTACCAAGTTTTCAATATCAAATAGAAACATCTAAAGAAACTTACATCATTGATAGGGAGGGAAAAATTATGACATCTCTTGGAGAAGGAGTAGAATTTGAAGAACTACTAGCTGGGCCTGAAGTAGCAGAGGAACTTGAAGCATCAAACGAACCTATTGGTTATGAATTAGAAATACCCATGGATGGCCACAGCGGTAGAACCTTAAGAAACATTGTAAACATGATTTACAGTAAACAGCCTTTAATTAAAAAGTCACTTGGCATTGAAGAAAATATAGTGGAAGAATACTTTGTTACTAAAATTAACGAAGCAGATATTAATAGCATAGATAGTTTTGAAAGAGCATTAAATAAAATTGAAGAGGGAGGACATCCTGGAATAGAATTTGATTTTCAGGAAAAAAGTATAACCTTTAAGCATTCGGAAAGAGAATCAGCTGCTTGGCTTTTTGCATTTATCAATAAAAATGCTAAGGCTCAAAGTAGAGCTTTAGCTAAAGTGAAACCTACTGACAATGAAAAATATACTTTTAGAACTTGGCTAACAAGACTTGGAATGATTGGGGATGAGTATAAAGAAGTTAGAAAAGAACTCCTTCAAAACTTAAGTGGCAACAGTGCCTTTAGAAAAGGAAAGAAGGATAAAGCAAATGACTAAACCAAGGTGTAAATTAATCGGTGAAGATGGAAACATATTTAATCTTATGGGTATTGCATCTAGAACCCTTAAAGAAGCTGGTATGAAAGATAAAGCAGATGAAATGGTGGATAGAATAACAAAATCCAAAAGCTACGATGAGGCCTTATCAATAATCATGGAATATGTAGAAATAGATTAAAAAGTTTTGAAATATGACTTGCTATTTATCCCTTTTAGAGTGATATATATACACAACGAAAACACACTGAAAGGAGATAAAACCATGGCAGACAGAGATTTTTTAAAGACCAACTTTGGAATTGAGATTGAACTAACAGGAATTACAAGAGAGAAGGCAGCTAGAGTTGTAGCCGACCATTTGAGAGGAAACATTGAAAGGCAAAACGATTATTACGATAGCTACAAAATTACTGCACCAGATGGAAGGGATTGGAAAATCATGTATGACGGAAGCCTCAGAACCCAAAGAAAAGTAAATGGGCAAAAGGTTGCAGCAGGAAGAGAATACAGCGTAGAGCTAGTAAGCCCAATCTTAAACTACGAAGAAGACATTGAAGACCTGCAGGAGCTAGTAAGAAAAATCAGAAAGGCAGGAGGATTTTCAAACTCAACAGCAGGAATACATATACACCTAGATGGAGCAGACCATACACCAAGAAGCTTAAGAAACCTTGTAAACATCATCTATGCTAGAAACGACTTGCTTTACGATAGCCTACAAATTGAAAGGGAAAGGATGAGGTACTGCAAGAAGATGGATAAGGACTTAGTAGAAAGAATGAATAAGAAAAAGCCTAAAACTTTCAAACAAATCGAGGATATTTGGTACCAAGGCTACGGCTCAAGTAGAGATAGACACTACCATGAAAGCAGATACCATTTCCTAAACCTTCACAGCTTTTTCAACGGAGTAGGCACCGTAGAACTTAGGGGGTTTAATGGAACCCTTCATGCAGGAAAAATAAGAAGCTACATTGTTTTGGCCCTAGCAATAAACAACCAAGCATTAACCCAAAAGAGTGCTAGTACCAAGAAGCCACAAATTGAAAATCCAAAGTTTGCAATGAGAACTTGGCTAAACCGAATAGGACTTATCGGAGAAGAATTCAAAAACTGCAGGGAGCACTTAACCAAACACCTAGAAGGAAGTGCAGCTTGGAGATTTCGAAGAGCCGCATAGAGAAACCTAAAAATAGCGGCAGGCCCAAGAGCCACAGAGGGGGAAACCCCTCTTAAGCTGGTAGAAGGACTCCCTCACTTAATAAAGAGGCAACACAGCCTAGGTGTGGGGGAAATGTTGGGCCTTTTGGAAAGGATGAATTGAAAATGAAAAGACTATATGTTGCTTATGGTTCAAATCTTAACCTAGAGCAAATGAGCTACCGATGTCCTACAGCCAAGGTTTATGGCAAGGGAATGCTTTATGGCTACAGGTTACTTTTTAAAGGTACACCTGGAAATGCCTACCTAACCATTGAACCCTGCAAAGGTAAAAAAGTGCCAGTACTTATATGGGAAGTTCAGCCTAAAGATGAAATAACCCTTGATAGGTATGAAGGCTACCCTAGCTTTTACTACAAAGAGGATATACCAGTGGAACTTGAAACTGGAGAAATTGTAACTGCCATGGTTTACATTATGACTAATAAGATTAAAGATAGGATTCACTTAAATTCTCCAAGTCAAAGTTATTTAAGAACTGTAAAGGAAGGATACAAAAGTGCTGGATTTGATTTGAGTTTCATTGATGAAGCCATTGAAATCAGCACAAAGAGGAAGAAGTAAGGCCCACACTTGCCCTGTAAGGCCTTTTTAAAGAGGTCATGGGGCAATTACCCTAGGGGTTTTACCAACTTTCAATGGGAAGGGGTGTTTTAAATGGATAAGTTTTTTACCCAAAAGTACTGTGATAGATGTGGTAAGGATTTAAAGAATGGAAGAATTATGTCTATGTTTAATGAAGACTGCATTTGCATGGAATGCAAGGAGAAAGAAACCAAGGATAAAGATTATGAAAAGGCAAGGGATAGAGAAATGGAGGAAGTAAAGAAAGGAAATTTAAACTATAAAGGAATTGGAAGATAGAAAAATCAGAAGGAAGGCCTAAAATAAGGGCCTTTTTTCTTTACTATAAATTGGAGGTGGAAAGCAATGGCGACACGAGGAAGAAAGCCAAAACCAACAGCTATAAAGGTCTTGGAAGGGAATCCTGGAAAAAGACCTTTAAATGAAAATGAGCCTAAACCTAAAAGACAAGCTCCCGAATGTCCGTCATGGCTGGAGCCTGAAGCTAAGGCCGAATGGGGGAGAATGGCTAAAACTATGGAGGCCATTGGAGTACTCACTGAAGTAGACATGGCAGCCTTTGCAGGATATTGCCAAGCTTATGCTAGATGGAAGGAAGCTGAGGAGTTTCTATCAAAGCATGGAACTATTTTTAAAACCCCATCAGGATATATTCAACAAGTGCCACAGGTATCTATTGCCCAGACATACCTTAAGGTTATGAAGGACTTCTGTTCTGAATTTGGACTTACTCCTGCTGCTCGTACTAGAATTCAGGTAAATACAGAGGAAACTGATACCGATGATCCAATGCTTGAGATTTTAAAGGGGGTAGAATAAATGTGCCATATTGTGAAGAAAAAGCAAATCATGTTATTAATTTTATACAACAGCTAAAGCTTACAAAAGGCAAATGGGCAGGTCAGCCTTTTAAATTACTCCCTTGGGAGATAGATTTAATTAAGAAAACCTTTGGAACTTTAAGGGAAGATGGTACAAGGCAGTATAGAACTGTTTATGTAGAAATTCCTAAAAAATCAGGGAAATCGGAAATCGCTGCAGCTATTGCCCTATATATGCTTTTAGCTGATGGAGAATCTAATGCAGAAGTGTATGTTGCAGCTTGTGATAGACAGCAGGCCAGCATTATATTTAATACAAGTTTAAACTTCGTAGAGGGAAATAAGACACTTTCTAGGGTAACAAAAACCATTCGTTCTACTAAGAGAGTTGTATATCCAAGAACAGGTAGCTTTTTTCAGGTATTAAGTTCCGATGTAAAATCAAAATCAGGACTTAATGTGTCTTGTGTAATATTAGATGAAATTTGGACTTATCCAAATCCAGACTTAGCTAAAATGTTAACCACAGGTTCAGGAGATGCAAGAGAACAACCACTATTCATATATCTAACAACAGCAGGAAATAAACTAAGAGGGTATGGCTGGGATATGCACTGTAAGGCCAAAGATGTATTATCTGGAAAAAGAATTGACCCAACATTTCTCCCTATAATTTATGGTTTAGAAGAAGGTGATGACTGGGAAGATGAGAAAAACTGGTATAAAGCAAACCCAAGTTTAGGACATACAATAAAGATAGAGAGAGTAAGAGAACATTTCCTGCAAGCAAAACAAGACCCTGCAGAAGAAGCCCTATTTAAACAACTCCGTCTAAATATGTGGTTAAAGCAACAGATAAAGTGGATGCCAATGGATAACTGGAAACTCTGTGATACTGAAGTAGATCCTGAAAATCTAAAAGGAAGAGAATGTTATGGTGGACTTGACCTTTCAAGCTCCATTGATATTACTGCTTTTGTTTTAGTCTTTCCACCTGTTCCAGAAGATGATAAATACTATGTACTTCCATACTTTTGGATACCAGAGGAGAACTTAGATTTAAGAGTTCGAAGGGACCATGTTCCTTATGATATTTGGAAACAGCAAGGCTACCTTCAAACCACTGAAGGGAATGTTATACACTATGGTTTTATAGAAAAGTTCATAGAAGAACTATGGAAGGATTATAACATTAAAGAAATAGCCTTTGATAGATGGGGAGCTGTGCAAATGACACAAAACCTAGAAGGTGCAGGATTTACAGTAGTTCCCTTTGGGCAAGGATACAAAGATATGAGCCCACCTACAAAGGAACTTATGAAATTAACACTAGAGGAAAAAATAGCCCATGGAGGCCATCCAGTACTATCTTGGATGATGGATAATATTCATGTAAGAACCGATCCAGCTGGAAATATAAAACCTGATAAGGAAAAATCCACTGAAAAAATAGATGGTGCTGTGGCTTTAATTATGGCATTAGATAGAGCAATAAGAAATGAAGGAAGTAAATTTGATATAAATGAAAATTCAACAGAGGAAATGCTAGATAAACTTTGGAGTTAGAAGGGGTGATGATATTTGAGTGTATTTAATAGGTTAAAGAATATATTTAGTCCTAAAGCTGAAGCGTTACCAGAGGAAATATCATTAAACGATAGAAGGCTTTTAGAAATATTAGGAGTTGAAAATAGCGAGTTTAATTACAAAGGTAAAAATGCACTAAAGGAAGCCACTGTGTTTTCCTGTATTAGAATATTGGCTGATAGCGTAGGTAAACTTCCTACTAAGGTATATAAAAATAATAATGGAAGGCAAAGTGCGACAGAACATTATCTAACCCCAATTTTAAAGATTAGACCTAATACTTGGATGAGTGCCAGGGATTTTTTTAAGGCTTTAGAAGTTCAGAGAAATATCTATGGAAATGCTTATGCTTGGATTGAATTTGAAACAGTTGGTAAAAATGCAGGTCATGTTACAGGAATATATCCCTTAGATAGTTCTAAAGTAGAAATATATATTGATGATATAGGACTACTACCTCATAAAGGTAGACTTTGGTATGTTTACACCGATAAAAAAGGTACTCAGTATAGGATTGATCCTGATGAGATGTTACATTTCAAGGGACTAACCAGCGATGGAATATTGGGTATGACTCCATTAGAACAACTTAAAAACACCATAGAAAATGCAGGAGCTGCAAGTGAATATTTAAATAACTCTTTTAAAACTGGGCTTCAAACCAAAGGAATTATTCACTATATAGGAGATTTAAACCCAGAGGCCCAAAGAGTATTTAGAGAGAGATTTGAACAGATGGCCAGTGGACTTAAAAATGCCAATAGGGTATCCCTTCTTCCTATAGGATATCAATTTCAGCCTTTAAGTTTAACCATGGCAGATGCTCAGTTTTTAGAAAACACACAATTAACAGTAAAGCAAATAGCTGCAGCCTTTGGAATAAAGAACCATCAAATAAATGACCTAGATAGAGCAACTCATACCAATGTGGAATATCAGCAAAGGGAATTTTATGTAGATACACTAATGGATATTCTAACTGGCTATGAACAGGAATTAACATATAAGCTATTCACCAATAAGGAATTAGAAGAAGGCTACTACATTAAGTTTAATGTAAATGCCATTTTAAGAGCAGATCCAAAGACTAGATATGAAGGATATCGAATTGCAATTCAATCAGGCTTCTTAACAGCTAATGAAGTTAGAGCTTTAGAAGAATTAGAATCTAAAGAAGGAGGAGATAGACTTTTAATCAATGGAAATATGATGCCTATTGAAATGGCAGGTGAGCAGTATAAAAGAGGTGGTGATGAAATTGGGAAAGAAGAATAAAAGGTTTTGGAACTTTAAATCTCTAGATGAAAAAACGGGAGAGTTAACCCTATATGGGGAGATTTCAAATGAAACTTGGTGGGGTGATGAAGTAACTCCTAAAGAGTTTAAATCTGATTTAGATAATTTAGGAGAAATAGATACACTAAATATTT